TGATAATTAATAGTAAATGATTTTTTTTTTTTTTTAAAATTTATTTTAAGTCTTTTTTTAATTATTTTTTTTTTAAAAAAAAAGTGTGTTTTAAAAAGTTTTTTTAAAAAAAAAAAAAAAAAAAAAATATTTTCGGCGGCCAAAAAAAGTTTTTAAAACACTTTTTTTTTCAAAAAAAAATTTCTTAAAATGAGTCTTAAAATGAGTCTTAAAATGAGTCTTAAAATGAGTCTTAAAATGCTCAGCATTTTAAGAAATTTTGAGATTTGTCACCTTTTTGTTTTGTTAAAAATTATAAATATTTCAATTCTTTTGATAGTGAACAGTAAATTACATTTTGCTCATTTTAAGAATTTTTTTTTGGAGAAAGCAAAAATGTTGCGAAATTTTGCTCATTTTAAGAAATTCAATTTCGGGGAAATGGAGAATATGAGCTTTTTTAAGAATTTTTATTTTGGAGAGATTGCTTTTTTTAAGAAATTTCTTAAATTTTAAGAATTTTTTTTTAGGGAAATGGAAAGGTAAAAACATTTTGGTGAAATGGTTGTTAAAAAGTTATATATTTTGGGGAAATGGTGTAGTAAAAATGAAAATATTTCGGTGAGATGGAAAGTATGAAAAATTCAAAATTCAAAAAATCGTATTTTTTCTCAGCGTTTTTGAAAAATTTCGGGGAGATGGAAAGTTTGGAAAATTCAAATTTCAAAAAATCGTATTTTTTCTCAGCGTTTTTGAAAAATTTCGGTGAGATGGAAAGTTTGGAAAATTCAAAATTGAAAAAATCGTATTTTTTCTCAGCGTTTTTGAAAAATTTCGGTGAGATGGAAAGTATGAAAAATCAAAAATTGAAAAAGTCTAATTTTTTCTCAGCGGTTTTGAAAAATTTCGGTGAGATGGAAAGTATGAAAAATCAAAAATTGAAAAAATCCAACTTTTTCTCAGAGGATTTGAAAATAATTTCAGTGAGATGGAAAGTTATAAAAAAATACTTTTTAGTGAGATGGAGTATTTAAGAAATTTTACTTTTCGGTGAAATGGAGTGTTAAATATTTTTGGTGAATAGAGTATTTATAAAATATATTTTTAGTTAATTTAGAACAAGAAATTGAACTAATTCAACTGCTTCTTTTTCACCTGCATAAATAAGAGGAGTTTTTTTATCATCATCTATATAATTTATAGATGCTCCTGATTTGATCATAGAAATACAATGATCAAATTCATTTTGTTTGATAGATTGTATCAAAAAATAACCACTTCTTTCATCGTGAAAAGTTGCACCCTTTGAAAGAAGAATTTCTGCTAATACATAATCTTTATTCAAATATGCTTGATATAGTGGGCTATTTCGTGAAGTATCAATGTGATTAATATTTGCACCGGCATTAATTAATTTTTGAATCGTTTCATGACCAAAACGTTTTTTAATAGCATCAATCAAATAATAGCCACTATCAAAATTATCAGATCTAAAAATACAACCAGCATCTAAAATAATATTTAGACTTTCTTCTAAACTATTTGTAATACAATAGTAAATTATACTACCGTAATAATTAGGCGATTTATTTACATCTGCTCCCAGTAAAATTAATTTTTTTAATATTTCAGGACTTTTACATGATAGGAAAAAAGGTGTTGCATTATCTTTTGAATAATAATTTACATTTGCCCCATATTCAATCAAAAGATCAACAATTTCTTTATTCTGGTTTGAGCAAGCAAACATTAATATTGACCATCTTCCGGTTATATAAATTGTATTTGGATCAAATCCAGATTCAAGTGATTCTTTTACAACTTCCGTTTTTCCAGCCTTAATTGCACTAATAATAAAGGGCATTCCAAATTTAGGTAAACTATATAGAGAAAACCCATTTTTCATAAGAATTTTAATACAACCGGGATTTTTTAATGCACATTGAAAATAGTCATTTTCTTTGTCTATAAATCCAAGTTGAATAAGTGGCTCAACATATTGGAGTTTATTTTGTTCAATGGCAAATTCAATATAGTTCTGAGTTTTGTCAAACTGCATTCCTATAATATTTTTACGAAATATATCAATTGAAATGCTGAGACGTATTGCCATTTTTACTTTGTCATCTTTTTTCTGTGTTATTATTGATTTGGATAACATTTTTAGAAATATTATAAATACTAATTAATAAAATTATGTGTAATAATCTATCAATTTTTTATTAGTATGATGCTAAAAAAATAAGTTGCCTAATTTCTTCTGGCATATGTTCTTTAACTTTAATATAGTCATGAAGAGTTGCAAATATTTGATATCTATATTGAGAATTAGAACGAAGTGCATATTGAAAACTAGAATTTACACCATTTTTAGTATATATAATCAGTTTTTTTGGTCGACATAATAGAATAAGTTTTACAATATATAAATGTCCATTTGCACATGCATGCATAATCGCATTTTGATAATTATCATCCCATAAATCAATGTCAATAATATCACGACGATTAAATGAAAAATAAGTAGATACCAATAGATCTACTATTTTAGTACATCCATTTTTACTAGCAATAATAAGAGCTGTTTCGCCACCCATAATTTTTTGATTTACTGCGGCATTATTTGAAATAAGAATATCTACTATTTCAATTAATCTAAGATTAGTTGCTAATGTAAGTGGAGTTTGAAAACATGATCGCAAATCATTGAAATCAAGTGGAATTATACAATTAATATTAGCCCCATTTTGAATACATGATATAACTCCGGCTGGAATATTTTGTTTAATATTTTCGATAAGATGTCTATTCATAGTATCTTGATCAGCCATCTCATTCTCAAGTTTATTTATTTTACTATAAATATATAAATTATATCTATAATAAAATCAATTTTTTTATAAAAATTGAAATCTCTTATATTTAAAATATATTTATAATATTATAACTATAACTATAAACAAAAATGGAGCTAGAAAAGTGCTTTTATGACTTCATATTTGATAAATCCATTACGGAAGATGTTCTTCTTTTGAAAAATATTATCCTCAATAGAAAAACATCGATTGATAATGAAGAACTTTCTTATTTACAGAAAAAGGTTAAACTATATAATATCAAATATGGTCCTGTTATACCAACAGAATATAATCTAGTTGATTCAGAAAAGGTATGTTTTTATAGGAATGAAGACAATACTATTATTGCAGTATTTATATGTGAAAATTATCAAAAACATAGTATGAATTATGCACCTATTTTAATCAAAAAATATAATATTACATTAGAAGAAGTATTTTGGGAAAATAATTTTTTCAAAAAAATATTTCCAATTTTCAGATAATGCAAATATAAAACTATAATAATATAATAAATTATATGATATTATTTAGAATAACCCCTTTTTTATTATTTAATTATAAAGCACTATCTTTTATACAAAGATCATTTTATAAACAAACCAGCATATTATATAGTAAAAAAAAGATTGATTCTGCTATTTTTTCAAAATCAATTCAGCTAAAAAACCCAAAAACATTAAATCAAATAGAATATAAAAGCTCTCTTTATGATAAATTCATTAATTTAGTATTTTGTATGGGTCCAGCTGGAACCGGAAAAACATTATTTGCATGTCAATATGCTATTGAATCTTTAAAAAAAGAGGAAATAAAAAAAATTATTATTACACGTCCAATGATTACTATTGAAGAAGATATGGGATATTTACCTGGAAATATAAATCAAAAAATGTATCCTTGGACTATTCCTATTTTTGATATTTTTGAAGAATATTATAGCAAGAAAGATTTAGCTGCATTAGTTGAAGCAAATAATATTGAAATTGCACCACTTGGATTTATACAGGGGCGTACATTCAAAAATGCTATTATTATTGCAGACGAAATGCAAAATAGTACACCAAATCAAATGTTTATGCTTTTAACTAGAATCGGCGAAAATTCAAAAATGATAATTACGGGTGATTTAATGCAAACTACAAATAATCAAAATGGATTAAAAGATATAGTTCAAAAACTGGAAATGAAGGGTTTAAAAGATGAAGATGGAATAAAAATAATTAAATTAAGTCAGATGGATATACAACGTCATAAAATAGTATCTTTTATGACTGCTCTATATAAAGGGAACCTAATGTAAGGGAACCTAGGGTTCCCTTATAAACCCTCCTATTCCATCGCAGGGAACTTAGTGGCTACGCGCACCCTGTAACCCCTCCTATTCCATCGCAGGGAACCTACTGGCTTCGCACACCCTTTACATCCCTCCTATTCCATCGCAGGGAACTTAGTGGCTACGCGCACCCTGTAACCCCTCCTATCTAGTAAGTCTAGTAAGTCTAGCAATATAATAACTTATTTATATTTTTTTATACAATCTTCTAATTTTTTGAACTTATTATCTAAATTGTTATGCCATGGATATAAGACAGATAGTTGAAAAAGTAATCCAGAAGATGATATACAAAAATTAATAACCGGTAATTTACTATACAATTTTGAAAACATATTATAATAAATATTTAGAATTTATTATAATAAAAAATAAAAATAAAAATATATATAAATATAAATGAGTAAAAGCTTTACCACTTATGTCACCACTTGGAATTCGGATCCATTAACTCAAGTTCAAGATATGTTAAATAGATCAGTTATAATTAATAATACTCGCGTTGTTATTGCATTTGCGTCATTTAACTTTGACACATCAACTTATATTCCTGGATTTAATATTACATTAGATGAAGTAAAACAAATAACTAGTCTCGTTCATTCTCACGGAGGTAAAGTTAGTTTATCCATTGGAGGTCAAACATATCCCTTTTATGGATCATCTTTATATCAACAACCTGGATTCTTAGCATCTAATATCAATACAATTCTAAATACATGTGAGTTTGATGGAGTTGATTTCGATATTGAAGATAGTTATCAAAGCGTTCCAGTAGATTTTGCAATTCAAGCAGCCACTTTAATTAATAGTCTTAAAAGTATTAACCCAAATTTATATATTAGTTTAACAACTGCTGCTCAAGCATGGGCTATTGGTTGCTATCAACAACAACTTATTAATTTAACCATTGGTAATTTAAGCGCATGGCAACCGATGGAATACGATATATGGATAGATCCAACATCTGATTATTATAATCAAATTCAATATGATATTAACTTTTATATAAATACTTGGTCTGTATCACCACAAAAAATAATATTAGGATTAATGCCAGGAAATGATGATATGAAACATGATTTAACTTTACAAAACGCTTTAAATTTAACTAGTTTTGCAATGGATAAGAATTTACAAGGAGTTATGACATGGGATGCAAATACAGATAGTACAGGGTTAGACGGAAATGCACCCTATGCTTATTGTATGGGAATACAAAGTTTATTAAATAAAAATAAGATAAAAAATTATTATTATGGAGTAAGAAGAAGATTTTTATATTAGGAAAAAATTTTCTTATTATAATATATATATGAATCTCTTAAAATCACCATTATTACATATTGCAATTCCAATTGTATTAGCAATTATTATAAATGCACTTATGTACTCTTTCAAACCAAGATATAGCAACCAAGATTATAAGAAAAATAAACTTCTTCCACCTGGTTATTTAATTGGAATTATATGGATTATTATTCTTGGCTTACTTGGTTATTCACATTATTTATTGGTATCTCAAAATAATAAAGTTACTGTTTCCTCAGTAATGATTATTATTTTAGTTATTTTCTGTTTAATGTATCCATTTATGACAGGAGGATTAACCAAAAAATATAATAATGTTAATATTTTAAATCTAATAACATTAATATTTGCGTTTATAGTAGCATTAAATGTTATTGTTCAAAATAGAATAGCATTTTATTATATGATACCATTATTATTATGGGCTATTTATGTAAATATAGCTACAAATCCGGATATTATATAATCTAATCTTTTCTAAAAATTGATTTATATATATTTTATAAATCAAATTTGTAGAGTCTTTCGCAAGCTCCAGCGAATCCACATCCGGGCTACACCCTCTTGGGATCCGCTATATCTTATTAGAAATATGGAAGAAGAATCAGATGATAATGAATCAAAAATACATCAATTGGAAGTATTTCAAAGTTTAATAAATTCATATAATACACTTTATGAGTTATTGATTCGTAAAAGTACTAGAAATCTTTCACAAGATGAAAATCAATTATATATGAATCATTTAGATATTGTTAATCAATATTCTAAGAAATATAATATTGAAATATATGATAAAGAAGAATTATTAGAAGAAAATATTAAAAATATTTATTATATTACAAAATTACTTGTAAATAAAATAGGTATAATTGAAATTGATCTTAATAATACTAAAATTGAATAAAAATTATTATTAGAATTAGTTATTATAAATATTTATAAACAAAATGCTTTCCGAAGCACTTTACGAAATCCCAGTCCTTCATAAAGCACGTGTAATTAATCGTCCTTCTAAAAAAATAAAATCACCTTATTTAGCTGATATTCAGCTATTTGACAGTGAAACTGAAGAATTAGCACATAGTCCTGCATTAGGATGCTGTGGATTAATTGATAAAGAAAAAATTGTATATGTATTAGAAAATCAATCTGAAGAAAACAGTAAACGGAAATCTAAATATACTATATATAATGTTGAAATAGATGATCCTAAAATAATTATTGGTGTAAATCCAAATATTTCAAATAGCATATTTGAACAAATATTAAAACAAAATATAATACCTGAGCTTTCAGATGCTATCAATATTAAACGTGAAGTTACAATTTTAGATAGCAGAATTGATTTTTCATTTACTTTAGGTGATAAAACTATTTATGCAGAAGTTAAAAATGTTCCACTTGCAGATTATGTAGATGTAGAAAAAAAAGATAGAAAGAATCATGATACTTCCAACTATAATAAATATGAAAAAATTGCAATTTTTCCAGATGGTTATCGAAAAAATGCGGCAGATTTAATTAGTCCTCGTGCATATAAACACGTTAATGATCTAATTACTATTCAGCATATGGAAAATCATCAATCATATTTGATATATATTATTCAAAGAGAAGATTGTAAATATTTTAAACCATCAATATTAGATGAAATATATCATGATAAAGTATATGAATCACTGTATCATGGTGTTAAAATATTACCTATTTCAGTAATATGGAAAGACAATAAAGTATATTTTAATAAAATATTAGAGTTAATTATATAATAAACATATCAGTATTATTATTTATAATTTCAGTTAATTGATTTTGAGTTAAATTTGTAGTTGGAACAGTGTATGGTGTGGTAGCAACTGTTACAGGAGCAGGTAATTTGTAAGGATTAACACCTCTGCTTAATCTTAAATATTGGGAGTAAACAGATTTTAAGAAATCATTTGTAACAACAAATGTGCGATCTTGTTGATTTCCAGGATATAAATCAGCTGGGAAAACTAATGTATAACATTGATATCTTTGAACGGAATGAATATAGAAAGAGTTAGTTAATAGTTGTAAAGTACGGGTAAAAAAATCAGCATTCTTTATGTAATAGTATAAAACTTTTTCATTCTTAGACATTTGACTAGGATTAACAGCAATTGTTTGACAAACAGTTCCATTAAAACCACTCTTAATATCATGGCCCCAGCAAGTTGGTAATTTTTGGACAGCTAAAATTCTCATTAACCATGTTTTTGTTATATAATTTACTTTAACATATTCAATGGAATTATCAATCATTCCACCGGGAGATGGAAGATAAACAGTAATATTTTGACCACCATAACCTACAACTGGATTTAATTGAACTGTTGCGCAAAATCTTTTAGGATCATTATTATAATAATCTTCACCCCATTTTTTTAAATCAGTGACAACGTCTATAAATACACGATTAAAAGAAATTGCAAGAAGTAATTGGCGAACATAATTTACTTTTTGAACAGTATTGAAAGCAAAAATAGAAGGATTATTTTTAACATTATAAGTTGGCAATGAACTATCAGTTCCATTTAATAAATCTGTAGTTGACATATTTCCTTTATATTTATTATATATATTTTTTTTAGTAATAATTTCAAATTAATTATTTTTATTTTACATATTTTGGAATAGGTAAATTTTTAATTATTTTATTTTGAATCAAATATTGAGCATATGTATTTATTTCCATTAGTTCTATTGCACTATATGTTTGTGGAGAATCAAAATCATAAAAATCAGTTGGAGGATAAATTGTATAACTAAAGACACGACATTCAAAATGAGCCTTTTTTGCATCATGAATATTTTTATAGAGTTGTAAATAAAAATTCTTATTTCTAATGTAAAAATAATAAATTTGATCTAATATATGAAATCTATGTAAATAATTTAATTGTAGTTTATAATTATTTGGATTTTCAAGAAAATATTCATTTGTTTTATTAATTAAAAAAATAATATCTTTTGCTGAATATTTTCTAGATTCTTTATAAGGCTCAAATTTAAATATATGAAAATAGTCTTTACATTGATGATATTGTTGAACAGCATAATCATAGGTTTCGGATAATTTAATTAAAAATTGTTCATGTAATAAAAAAATAATAATAATAATATCACTTTTTTTTCTTGGATATTTATTAAAATCAAATATATAATTATCATAAACACATAGTTTAATAGTTTCTTTAGGAATAGTTACTTCTTCTATAGTATCTTCTTCAGTATCTTTTACAGTATCTTCAATTATATATTTTTTTTCTTCTTCTGGAATTATTTTTTCAACTTTAAAAATATTATTATTTGTTTCTTTTAAAAAAATAATTTTTTTATTTTCTTCTATATCTTCTTCCTCTAAATCTTCTTCTTCCTCTAAATCTTCTTCATCCTCTAAATCTTCTTCTTCCTCTAAATCTTCTTCATCTGAAATTTTATCTATGTCTTCATATTCTTCTTTATTTTTATCAATAAATGATGGCAATAATCCATATAAGGAGTCTTTACTCATTCTGATTATTCTTCTTAATATTTTTTTTTATTTTTGACGCTTTAAAATTATTCTTTAAAAAAATAATAAAAAATGATTTTTATGTTAATATAAAAAATAAAAATATAATAAGATATATAGTAATGGATTTTCAAGAAAAGAAAATTTTATATAAAGTTCGTAAAACTATTTTAGAAATGATTGAAGATAGAGGATATTATATTCCAGAATCAGAAAAAATAACATTTGAACAATTTAGTGTTAAATATAATAATAAAAACATTGATATTTATATTAATGATGAATTTAAAAATAAAAAAATATATGTTTATTTTCATAATGAATTAAAGAGTTTTAGTAAAAGTGATTTAAAAAAGGTTACTAATGATATTTTTCAAAAATATAATGATGATTCAATATCTGTTATTTTATTATTAAAAGACAAAGAAAATAGTGCTATTACAAAAGAATTATTAAAAGATTCATATAAAAATGTTGAAGTTTTTATACAGAGTAAGATGATTTTTAATATTACTCATCATATATTTGTACCAAAACATATTATTATTACCCAGGAAGAAGAAAATGAAGTATTAGAAAAGTATAATACAAAAAAAGGAAAACTTCCTAAAATATCAAAAACAGATCCAATTGCTAAATATTATGGAATGAAAACAAATCAAGTTTGTAAAATTATTCGAAATAGTCCAGAAGTAGGAGAATATATTTACTATAGACTTGTTCGATAAAGGGAACCAATGTTCCCCTACAACCCCTCCTTTTTTATCTATAATCCTTTATTTTATAATTCATTAAAAAATAAAGGATACTTTTTATTATTTATTAAGCAAGTTTTTTACTTGTATAAATATGTAAATAATAATAAAACAATAATTAATAAAATAACTACAAAAAATATTTTCGAATAATTATTTTCAAAATCTTCATGCAATTCATCTGCTTCAAATTTTTCAACAGTATTAGGTGTATTATTATAAGGAGGATTTAAAACTTTGTATGGAAAAATATAAGTTGGTATGCCATTTTTAGTATAATTTTGTGGTAATGGATATGTTAAATAATCTTTATTTTGACGAAGAGCAAAATTATTTTCAGGATAAAATGTGCTATTATCATACATAACCATTGGGTTTTGCATAGCAAGTGAATCTTGAACAGGTCTTTCAACTGTATATTCTATTTTTTTTCGTTCCATTCTTTCATTAAAATCAAATGGATAATCTACACCAAATTGATTTCCTCTATAAAAATTTGCATTATCACTTCCTCCTGGTTCATTGCATACAATACCAGATACTCCTTGTTGATTAGATTTTACAAAATAACATGAATCTTTTCCATAAGGTTGTGCTTTAGAAGAAGGGCAATATTTATTTCCTTCATATGGAGTATTTAAACGCTGATCACGCGGAGATGGTTGTAAAAAATTGCAATATTGTAAATTATCATTTTTTCTAGAAGATGGTTTTAATGGCATTGGATAAGGAGAACTTCCAAAATCCATTGGACTATCTACTGGAGGAACAGGTCCCTTTCTTAAAGGAACTGGAAGAATTTCAGATGAATTATTATTTACAGAAAGTGCTATATTTTGCATAATGATCTATTATTAATATATATTTTTTTTACATTAATAATAAATAAATAAAAATAAAAATTTAATATGGAATCTTTCGCAAGCTCTAGTTGATCCATATATGGACTACACCTTCATGAGATCCGCTATAGTTTAATTTCTTTTATTTGGTTCTATATATTCAATATTCAATAAATCAAATAATTCTTTTTCTGAATTTAAATAAATTGGAGAAGAATCATTTAAATTTTTTAAAGAATATTCACTTAAACTATAATTCTTTTCTAAAGCTTTATTTCTTATATAAATATTAAAATCTTTATTTCCCGTAAAATACAAAATAGAGGTAAAATAAGAATCATAATCAACCATACGAATATCAATTCTTCTAGAAATACAGTTTTTATTTAAACGACATACTCCCATAAATTTTGTATCTCCATTTATTGTTAAAGAATCTATAATAAAATCAATATCTTTTAAATTTTTTATAATTAATTTTAGAAAATTTTGTTTTGAAATATTTTGTGGATATTTTGTATTTGATATTAAAATATCTATGTCACTTGATTCACTTAAGCCTCTTCTATAACTTCCACATATTTCAAATATAAAATCTGGATCTATTTTTTTTATAATAGGTTTTATAAGATCTTTTATTTTATTTATTTCATCTCTAGGTATTTTAATAAGTAAATCTTCAAAATATTTAATTCCAATATCAATATGATGGGTAGTTTTTATTTTTTTTTCTTCAATTGCTTTTTTTAAATCATTTAAAGTAAAAATACCTAAACTATTCCAAGTTTTTATTCGTGTATTTCCAACACCAGTTATAAGGAATAATTCTTTATTATTATTTTCTTCAAATTCATTTTCTTTTTTCCATTCTTCTACTTCTTTTAAAGAATCTGTTTCTAATATTTCATCTATGCGAATTGCTATTTTATCACCAATACCCTTTAATTCTTTTTTTAAAATTTTTCCAGAAGTAATTTTTTCAGGATATTTTTTAATTAATTCAATTGCAGTTGATAAAGCTTTTAAATTCCATTTTTTCTCTGGATTTTTTTCATATATTTTTTTTAAATCATTTAGTTTTTCTATAATATTAATATTCATTTATTATTATATAATTAAATTTTTAAATTATTTTTTTATCATATAATATAATATAAGAGATGCCTGCAACTACACCTGAATCTGTAAGTTTATCTAATATTCAATTAAAGAATCAACAATTAATGCAAAAACAACAAATTCAAAAAGAACAATTATTAGAAATACAAGAAAAAGAAAAATTATTATTAACACGCTCTAGAATGCTTCAAATAGTGCAAGATAAAAATTCATTTAAAAAAAAAATTATATATACATTGTTATCCATTATATTTTTAATATTTATAATAAGTCTTGCATTATATGTATATTTTGTAAGAACTGTTAAATAAAATATAATTAAATTTTAATATATTAAATAAAATATTTATTTAATATAGTAGATATGTCATATGATATAATAATAGAAAATTTTGATAATAGTTGGAATGAATATGAAAATTTTAATTCTAATCAAAATGATGATAATATTAATGATAATAATAGTGATAATAGTGATAATAGTAATAATAGTAATAATGATATAAATGAATTTTTTAAAAATAAAAAAAGTGCTAAGAAAAAAGGTGTTAAGAAAGTTAGTGCTAAGAAAGCTGGTCCAAAGAAAGTTGGTGCTAAGAAAGTTGGTGCAAAGAAAGCTGGTGCTAAGAAAGTTGGTGCAAAGAAAGCTGGCGCAAAGAAAGCTGGTGCTAAGAAAGTTGGTACAAAGAAAGCTGGTCCAAAGAAAGCTGGTGCTAAGAAAGTTGGTGCAAAGAAAGCTGGTGCAAAGAAAGCTGGTGCTAAGAAAGTTGGTGCTAAGAAAGTTGGTGCTAAGAAAGCTAGTGCTAAGAAAACTGGTGCTAAGAAAGCTGGTGCTAAGAAAGCTGGTGCTAAGAAAGCTGGTGCTAAGAAAGCTGGTGCTAAGAAAGCTGGTTCTAAGAAAACTGGTTCTAAGAAAATAGATACTAAGAAAGCTGGTTCTAAGAAAACTGGTTCTAAGAAAACTGGTGCTAAGAAAGCTGGTGCCAAGAAACTAGGTATTAAAAAAACAGGTACTCATCATAATGGAATAAAACCAATAGATCATAAAGCAATAAGTCAATCTTCTATAAATAATTTTGACAAAGACTTTCCAAATTTATTTGATAGACCAACAAATAAAAATAATAAACCTTTAGTAAAATATAATTCTAGTCCTCAAATAAAACATGTTGCAGTAGAAAAGAAAACTAAATCAAAAAAAATAAATAAAAAAAAACCTTTAAAACCAGCTATTATTTCATTAAATACTGGTATTGGTGATAAACTATATAATCAAAGATATTGTAATATAGTACCTACTAAAAATTCAATGGTTAATTGTGAAAATTGCATATTTGATAAAAGTTATTTAACAAAAAGAAAACTTAAAGAAATTATTTATCAAAATCAGAATCAATGTATAAATGATTGTAATAAAGATAAAAAATGTACAGGATATACATATAATACTAAAAATAAAAAATGTACTAAATATTCAGGATATCCAAGAGATATAATAAAAGATAATAGTGCTAAACATATTAATTCTGGTTATATAATAAATGTAAATAGACCCTTACATTTTAATAAATTAAGTAAAAAATTACAAGAAAATATTAAAAAAAAATGTGTTGGTCAATATTTAAATTTACAATATAGAAATATTAAAAATGATTTAACAGATTGTATTAAAAAAATTTCATCTAAAAATAAAAAAACTTTAGTAGAAATTGATAAAGAATGTGCATTTAAATCATTAGATCATCCAAAAATAATTAGAAAATATAAAGTTATAAAAAATTTTACAAAATCACGTAAAGATCCAGCAATAGATAAATCAGAAAAAATTTATAATAAATATAATAACCTTAGAAAAAAAAATACAAAAGTTTTGAAATCATTAGAAAGTAAAAGTGATGAAAACTCAAGTTATTCTTCTGTAAAAAATACATATAATTCTAATTTAAATAAAGTTGCAACTAAAATGACAGATAAACAAACAAATAAGCAAAATAAAATAAAAAAAAATATTATTAGTTTAATCGGTGGAAAAGAACATTTTACTTCAGGAAGTCAAAATAATTATATTATAAATATCATAAACATATTATTACTTGTAATTATTTTATTTTTTATAATTTATATAATTAAAAAATGATATATATATTATAGATATGTATAATATAAACAATATAACAGAAAATGATATAACAAATAATTTAATCATGAAATATGATCAAAGTTTTGATCAATTATATGATAGACTTACTAATATGAATAATTCTATAATTACAAAAGAATCTTATATAAAAAAAATTACTGATGAAATATATAAT